ACTAAAACCAAGAGAAACATAACCAGGTTGCGCAGAATCAATCCGATATTGTTGCATAAACGCACTAACTCGAACAGGATCCAAACGGCCCAACCTACAAGCAAATTGAGGCTTGACTGTCATGTGTATAAATAAATTAAACCGTCGAAGAACAGCTTCTGGGGTAGCGAAAATTGTTGTGACTCCTAAATCATACTGATTAGAGGTTGCAATCATCAACTTTGCCGTGACACACTGAGTACCCTTGTCATCAGCCTGAGCCATTGGAACTATATAGGGTGCATTATTATTCACCTGCAATACATCAAACAATGCCTTATCCTCAGTTTTTGATTGTGGATGAACCGCTCCAACATCATCAAACAAAATGTAATCCTGGCCACAATACGTGTCCCAAAATTCAGTGAAAGACGGGTGAGAAAATATCATCTCAGGTAAATGCTCAATACTTTTCATTGCAGAATAATAAGCAAAAATAAGATTAGTAATGGTCGATTTCCCGACTGAAGTACCACCAACGATAGCTAAACCATATGGGGCAGCTCTATAAGATTGCGTCAATAATTTCGCCTGGACTTCAGATTCAAAAGCAACGAGCTGTTGATGTAACGATTTAAATTCACTCATTACAAACTTGTTCGCACTAGTCCTCAAAGTAGATTCAACTAACTTCCAATCAATTTTTATCAGCTTCACTATGCGCGACCTAAAGACACTAAGAGGAACTTTATTGCCTTCTAAATCAATGAGACCAGTTCCTAAAATGTTAGTAAAATTGGCATGTTTGCGAGTCATTAACATATCCTCTGCAGCTTTCTTCCAATTTCCAGGAGCATCAACAACAAACGTTTCAGTGGCACCAAAAGTGAATAAATGCCAACCTGTATCGGATAACCATTTCAAAAGGCTAACCAACTGTGTCGCTAAATCGACTGTATCATCAAAAGGCTGTGTCTTGATAGCCTTTGTTACACGAGTCATTCCTTCCAGACTGAAACCAGTCTGACCACAAAAAGAAACTAAAG